TACAGCGTTATTGCTGGATAAAGCAAAATCCGCATCGGATGTTTCTTTCCCTGTAAGTAAATAGTCTACAGAAACGCCAAAGTAATCGGCTATCAATTTAGCTGTTCTAGGACTTATAATGTTTCTTCTTGCTTTCCAGTTACTAAATGTAGATTGACTTACACCTATAGCTTTAGCTACTTGATATGGAGTAACATCATACAATTGTAATAATTGTTCAAAAATCTCATACATATTTTGTACACCTTTCACAAAAATATCAATACTTCACAAAATGGGCGTAAAAATATTGACTTACTTCCAAAAGGTGTTATAATAAAATTACTTCACCGAATGGTAGTAAGTATTACCCAATAGTGATGCTTTTGTTTGACAATTAAAGTGTATCACATTTGTGAAGTATGTACAAGCATTTTATGCGTTATTTTAAGAAAGGAGTAATAAGAATTGTATAAGAAATATGAAGAGTTGCTAGAGAAGACTGGAAAAACTTCATATCAAGTTTCAAAAGATACAGGAATCGCCGAAAATATTTTTTCTTATTGGAAAAATGGGCGTAGCACTCCAAAAGTTGATAAGTTGCAAAAACTGGCTAAATACTTTGGAGTAGATATTGATTATTTTTTGGAGAACTAAAAATGGAAAGATTGACAGTAAAGGAAGCTGCAAAGCTACTAGGATGCGGAGAGCAGACGATAAGAATGGGATTACAACAAGGACTTTATAATTGGGGCTATGCGGTAAAAACATCCAGTTTTTATACATATGTTATCCTTGCATCTAAATTCTATGATGAAAACAAGATAAAGCCTATTGAAAGGG